CTTCTGTGGTCTTTAAAAGAGACAGACAGGGATGCGCGCACGCCAATGGATTAGCCAATATTTCTTTGCTTGAATAGACAAAAGCATCAGGGCTTCCATTTCTTACCGGCACACCATCAATCTCATAAATTCCTTCGTATTCACTGGTTGAAGGCAGGCGCTTATAAGGCACTAACTCTGGATGCAAAACATGATCTTCACAGCCTTTTAATTGAAAATCATAAGGGATATTCTCCGCGTTATGACGTTCACATCTCCAAGTGTTATCAGCTAAAGCGGTGGCATGGGCGCATGTCCGACAATTGACTTCTTTGGTGGTTTTAGTTTTAAAACAAAACGAATGCGCTGGACAATATTTACACTCATACCAAGACGCATCCTGACTTAATGGCGCTGGCATAGTGTCAGATAAAGCAATGTATTTGCCTCTTTCAATTAATGCCTGAGCTTTATCTTTATCAAGTTCAATTTCTTCTGTGTAAATGCGATCGTCATTCTTACAAACGGCATAATACAAAGCTTTATCCAATTTAGATCCCAACATATAAACTTGCATTTGAGCCCAGTGCATCGGCTTAGACTTTTTAACACCATTCTTTACTAAATCATCAAATGATTTTAAAGCATGGGTTTTTATCTCAAGAATGGCGTTGTTTAAGATGCCATCGATTGAGCCAGAGACATGAGAGCCAAAACTGACACGACTTTGATTAGTTGATGTATTGCTGACATCAATACCAATAGCTCTCAAATCTTGAATAACGGTCTGTTCCTCAAGTTGTCCGCGTCTGAATAACCTTAAGATACGCCCATCAAACTTCTCAATAACTGCCCATCGAAAAGACAGCCATAACCATCTATCACAGGAATGGCCGAGCATACTACAGCCTAAATGAGGACGGGGTGCTTCTTGCCTGCCTTGGTGGGATTGGTTTATTTGTTCTTGTAATGTCATAAATATCCTAAATTAAAAGCACGTCCTTGTGCTAGGTTAATTATTTAGTTGCCCAAGGTGGTGATTTTTCAGTTACTGCTGCTTTAGGAATAACAGGAATACCGCCAGATAAAGCTTTATAGCTGGTTATATCGTTAGAATCACCATACTGCTCAGACTTTCTAATCTTTAACTTTATAGACAACATGCCTCCAATTAATTGGTCAGTATCAGATACAGAAGCCAAACCTATGGCACGCATTAAATCACCCAATTGTTGACGGCCAATTTCCTCTGCTTTTGGGCTAGGGTTACGAATGTTTAAGTTACCAAACACAACACGGCCTTGATGCGTTGGCCCCATGATTGAATATTGAATTGAGATATATTGACCATTGCCGGCTTTTGTTGTTTTTAACTCAGCACCGGTAATGTTTGATTCATACCAACCTTCGGGCAATGGCGTAAACTCGCCTGTGTTTTGTGATTCGGGCAAGTCGTTTACGTTAAATGTTGTTTCTAAAAAAGCCATGATTATTCCTTTGTTATTTTAAAAGTTGCTCTAGCAGGTTTGGCTGTAATAGCCTCTGCTAAAATATCGGTAATTTCTTTTGATGTTGTCTTCCACGCCTTTGCATTAATGCTTGGTGTCCATCTAAATAAAGTAGATAGATGTTCCGACAAGCCATATTCCGAAGCTATTTCTTGTGCAAGCTCGCCATCAACGGTGCGAGTAATACGTCCGGTTATTTTGATAACATAATCATCCGGTGTTTCAGTGATTACGCCCTCAAGATTGTCCGGCAAATGAATTAACGCCAGTATTTGATCCTCAAGGTCTCGTCTTGTGTTAATTGCAATTTGCTCATATTTCTTACATTCAAGCCATTTGGCAGATAATTCTACTAAGCTAGGCATTTGATTATCTCCCCTAAGTCTGGCGCTTCCCATGCTTGAAGTTTTCCGGATCTGTCTTTAGCCGTCCATAAGCCGTCCGAGTCACACATCAAAGCCCGTTGTGCTATGCCGTCGGCATCCTTTTCAACTCTGAGAGCTAACACCAAGTCAAAAAAGTAAGGCAGTTGCTGGCCTAGTTTAGCGCCTGGCATGGATGGGGCGTATAACAGACGGCCAGATTCATCGGCTGTTTTCTCGACCTTGGCGGTCATTAGCACGTTCTTACCGGGTAAATCCCGAAAGGCTCTAATAAGCGCTGTCATTTGTGCGGCCATTTCACCATAAGCCGCTCGGCCATCTTTGTTAATCGATTTTTCATGGATTAACACCACTTCGCCAATCTCAGATAAACTATCTAAGATGACAGAATCAAAAACCTGTCCTTCAGAGGAAGTGAGCCAAGAATAGGCTTCCTTTAAATCTTCCATACTGGAGACTTCTATGTAAGGGATATTGCTTTCTTTAATAGAAAGCAGGCCGCCCTCTGCTGAGATTATGACGGGTTTTGGCATGGTAGTTGCCAAGGTGGTTTTTCCTGCACCGGCATGGCCGTACACAAGGATTTTTATTCCGTTTGTGTGTACATCCGATGTGTTTTTAAGCTTTATAGCCATTTTTAATGCTCCTGTTTATGAACTGGTCGGTGGATCCGGTTAGTTCTTGTGGTAAATGATAACATTAAAATATTATATGTCAACAATTAAATGTATGTTATGATGTTTCAAACATAACAAACAAGGAAGAAATAACCATGCTCACACTAGAACAAATCAGATCTCTATTAAAAGATAGGCGCGTTTCAATCATTGCTAAAGAAACGGGTATTCATTTTAATACCATAAGAGATATTAGAGACAATGAGAAGGCTAACCCCACTTATCGAGTCATTACCAAACTAAGCGAGTATTTCAATGGCTGACTTAATTAATATATTTGGGGGTAGTTTTACAGCTACCAAGGAAAAAACCTTAGAGCCGCCAGAGAAACAATTAAGGGAGGCGATTATTGATGCCGGTCTTGAGCCGCCAGACTCCATTTATATGGATGGCAATATTCATCGCTTTAAAACCGGCTCAAAAGGTTCGGGTGGAGCGGGCGATAAGACCGGTTGGTATGTGGCTTATAATGATTCTATCCCGGCAGGACGGTTTGGAGATTGGCGCTCAGGCATAGAAGTGACTTTCCGTGCGGATGTGGGGCGAAAGTTTACGCCAGCGGAAGAAATGGCGCATACAAGACGTATGTCAGAAGCCAAGATAAAGCGAGATGAAGAGTTAAAGAAGCAACATGAAGTCGTTAGTCATACCGTCGAAAAGATATGGGAAGACTGCACATCAGCACACCCAGATCATCCCTATTTAAAAAGAAAGGGCATTAATGTACATGGCGCAAGAGTAACAGGTGATGGGCGCTTGGTGGTTCCTTTGTTTAATGAGGATGGTTCTTTATCGACTATTCAATACATAGCCAATGATGGTACGAAACTTTATCACAAAGGCGGTGCGACAGGTGGTAAATATTGGACATTAGGAAATATTGAAAATCCTAAGATTATTTATATAGCTGAGGGTTTTGCGACAGCCGCAACCATTAATGAAGCCACCGGTTCAAATTGCATTATTGCTTATTCAGCCTCTAATTTAGTGCCTGTCACCGAATCCATTAGGATTAAATATGGCGCACAACAAGAAATTGTTATTATTGCCGATAACGACAAAAGCGGTGTAGGCCAAAAGTATGCTGACCAGGCTTCGGCCAAGTTTGGCGGTCGTGTAGTTGTTATGCCGATTGAAGGGGATGCCAATGATTATGTACAAGCCGGACATGATTTATTGGCGCTACTCAATCCACCCTCTGATGACTGGTTAATTCAAGCCGATGAGTTTAGCCAACAACCAGCTCCAATAAAGTGGTTAATCAAAGGCTGGGTACAAGAAGCCTCTTTAATGATGATACATGGCCCCAGTGGAGGTGGTAAGACGTTTGCTGTATTAGACATGTGCCTAACCATTGCCTCTGGCATGGATTTTTGGGCAAATCTTAAAGTGAAGCATGGCACAGTGGTTTATTTATGCGGTGAAGGTCATCATGGAGTCAGGTCACGAATAGCCGCGTGGAAGCATAAAAAAAGCATTAGCCGGTTAAATATGTACATCAGCCGTGATGGATTGGATTTAAACACACCAGCAGGCTATCAAAGAACCGTTGAGAATTTGAGGAAATTACAAGATAAGCCGAAAGTTATTATTGTTGATACTTTGCATCGTTTCTTACAGGGTGATGAGAATAGCGCACAAGATACCAAAACGATGTTAGATGCTTGCTCGGCTTTGATTATTGAGTTTGGCTGTGCGGTTATCTTAGTTCACCATACAGGCGTATCAAATGAAGCACAACACAGAGCGAGGGGATCTTCTGCCTGGCGTGGTGCTTTAGATATTGAAATAAGTGTTATTCCCTCCACCGATGGCAAGCCTATGCAATTGGTACAAAGAAAGTCAAAAGATGCGGAATTATCCAAGGATATATTTTGCGAGCTTGAGAGTGTCATTATACCGGATTGGTATGATGAAGATGATGAGCCTGTTTCTTCCGCTGTTTTAGCCATATTGGAAGAATCAGACTATCAGCCAGTTAAAAAAGAATCCAAGCTGGATGGGTTTAGAAAAGTATGGGAATCTGCTTGGTGGGCTACTAATGCAGAAATTAGGAATGATAAACCTTATTTGACTCGCTCAGGTTTGAAAGAAAAATTAATGATTGATGGGGTTAGTGAGCGAACAGCGGTTAATAAAATTAATCCATCCAGAGAGGGAGATTTGATTCATACGTTGTTAAATGGAGAAATTATTCAGGCTTTTGAGCATGGTTGGATAATGATAGATTTAGTACAAATTAGTGTGTTATTGATGCGTAAAAATGGCTAACCCTCACAACCCTAATCAACCCTCAGGGTTAAAAAGGGTGAGGGTTAAAAAGTGACAAAAACACCCAATTTCCCAACCCTTTTAACCCTCCTTTCTTTAGAAGGAGGGTTAAAGGGTTGGATTGGGATGTGGGAAATTTTAGGGCTTAGTTTTTAGATATAAATTTTAAATAGTGGTATAATTTATTTGTGCCTAGGTAATCGAAACCGAATGCCCTTAAGCAAGGTTGGCACAAAACTTTTCGCTTAATAATTCTATGCTAAAGGAATTTTCAAAATGATTACTCAAGAAAGATTACAAGAAGTTTTATCTTACAATGCTGAAACTGGTATTTTTAATAATATAAAAAATCGAAGCAATGCAAAAGCTGGCTATGTTGCTGGTTATAAACGAACTGACGGATTTATAATTATTCGTATTGATGGGATAAAATATTCAGCGCATCGATTAGCGTGGCTTTATGTTTATGGCGAATTTCCAGAAAATTTCTTAAATCATGTTAATAAAATAAAAGACGACAATCGTTTTTGTAATATTAAATTAACTACGAATCAAGAAAATCAACACAGTTTAATAGATCCACAAAAAAACAATACTTCTGGTTACAGAGGCGTTTCTTGGATTAAGGCATCTAAAACATGGGTATCAATAATAAAAGTTAATGGTAAAAAGAAATACCTTGGTGCATTTCTTACTGCTGAACTTGCCCATGAGGCATATTTAAAAGCCAAAAAAGAACTACATAAAATTATGCTATAATTTATTTGCGGTGTAGGAACCGTTAAATCAAAAATTAAACAAAGCTGTTTTTCGCAAGTCTGTGGCAAATTTTTGAGCCATTCCTACCAGACTTACGAGAACAGCTTTTTTTATGCAAGAAATAAAAGGGGCAGCGATGAAAAACTATTATCAAAAAAGAACGGTACAAGAAAGGCATGAGAGACGCCTGGCTTATCAACTTCATTTATGGAAGACGGGGATAAGGGATAGAAGTTTGCTAAAAAGGACAAAGACATGAAGGCTATATTAATCTTTATTGTTTATGTGTTGATAGGCATCATGGCGGTAATTGGATTTGCATGGATTATTTTAAA